GATTGGTTCGTCTGGCAACGATGCCCAGATTGGTTCGTCCGGCTACGGTGCCCAGATTGGTTCGTCTGGCAACGATGCCCAGATTGGTTCGTCCGGCAACGGTGCCAAGATTGGTTCGTCCGGCAACGGTGCCAAGATTGGTTCGTCCGGCTACGGTGCCAAGATTGACAGCACTGGCGAAGACTGTGTCATCATGTGCGCAGGTATTAACTCAGTAGCAAAAGCCTCAAAAGGATCATGGATAACACTATCCGAATGGTCTTATTCGGATAAAAAGCAAAGATATATCCCCGTTTGCGTAAAAACGGAATTTGTTGACGGGGAGAAGATAAAGGCGGATACATATTACAAATTAGATGGAGGGGTATTTAAAGAAATACAATAGCCCCAAGGCATTGCTTATCGGAGGATCGCATGAGAGACATCTACATCAAAGACCCCGACGGCGAACCGGAGTACGACGGGGAGGAAGACAACGAGGAATATGAGGAGAGCATGGAAGAGCTTAGGTTCCTGTTAGATTCTTATAATTGGTAAACCTGCCCTTACGAGGTGCAACCCCGACCCAGACCGGCAACCGATATCCTAGACAAGTGGTAGGCCATGACGATATCATTGGCCCGGTGGAAAGGGACACGGTAGTGAGGGCAGGGCGGCCGATGGTCTTAGTCCGGGTTCGACTCCCGGAGGCTGACGAATTTAAATACACGATAACATGGATAAATCAGAAGAGATTGACAAATTAGCGATAGCGTTGGCCAAGTTCCAAGGATCGCTAGAGCAACCAAGCCTCAATTCCGAGGTTGAGGTAGAAACTAAAACGGGAGGAAAGTACAAGTTTAAATACGCAGATCTATCCGAATGCAAAAGGGCGGCGAAACAACCATTAGCGGAAAACGAACTTGCTGTATGTCAGCTAATAGAGGATGATTACTCCATCCGTACCATACTGCTTCATTCCTCCGGTCAATGGATATCGTCCAAGGTAAGGATGCCATCCAATACGGCGAACGCTCAATCCATCGGATCGGCCATCACGTACGCCAAAAGATACGCATTTTGCGCCATCCTAGGCATCGTGGCCGACGATGACGAGGACGCTAACATAGCGAGCGGTAATACCGCCCAAAAGGAGCAGCCTAAAGAGCAGCCTAAAAAAACGGCAAACTCCAGAGTAAAGAAAGAGCTTACGAGAGATCATCTAAACAATGAGAGCGCAATGAAATCCATATCGGAGTGGCTATACAATAAAGAGAAGATAGCCAAGGAGGCCAACCAACCATTCTCCGTAGAAAGCGTTATCAACAATGCTTACATTATAGGAAAGGTAGAGATGGATTCTTTCGTAGAGATATACAACAACTATAAAATAAACAACAACCTGTCATGAGCAAAGAACTAGAGCTAAGCGGCAAGACCCCGCTAACGAAAAGCGATATCGAGGCTTTATCCATAGACCTTTTGAACCCGGTACTGGAAGGTGAGGTAGATCCCGTATCACACGTCGTCAAGTTAAAGGCGATGCAAGAGACCATCAAGAGGACGCTGGACGATGACCGGATGAAGGACGCTGTCCTTTCCGAGATCGAGAAATACGGGAAGGAGCGCTCTTGGAACGGGGCCACGGTCAAGATAAAGGAGACAGGCGTATCCTACGACCACTCCAATTGCAATGATCCGGTCTACGCTAGGCTGATCGAGGAAAGGCTGCTTCTCGATGCCAAGATAAAAGAACGGGAGGCGTTCCTGAAGACGGTGCCGGATAATACCACGGTCATTGATGACGAGACCGGAGAGATATACACGATCCATCCGGCGATACGGATGGCTAAGATGTCATATTCTATAACATTCAACAAAAAATAATCCACGCATGCCGTGGCTACGGGACGGTGGTTATCCCCGCCGTAGCGAATAACCGACCGCCCCGCTTATAAATCTAAAATTTAAAATCATAAACATTATGGCGAATTTATACGGCTCAATCTGCTTGAGCGACATACCGAAGGAGTTGATGAAAAAAGTAATGACGGCCAAGGGAGAGAAGATCTTCCTCAATATCTCGATCGGGGAGAAAAAAGAGCCTGTCACGTTCGACAACCGCACCTATACGCATTATGTGTCTTGCGCCCCAAGGAAAGAGGAGCGAAAGGAAGGCGTTTATTATGGCATAGGTGACTTGATGGAATCCACGTTCAAGAGCAATATCCCCTCACCGGAGGATATCAACAACGCCCCATCGGTTGGAGAAGACGATGGATTGCCGTTCTGACCATGGAACTATACTTGCTCAACACAGCCAGCGGATTGAGGCCATGCTATGATTCCGACTATGACGAGAAGAAAAAACTCAAGCTAGGTAAGATCTACAAGGCCAAGATAACGCTGGCACGGAACTACGACTTTCTGAAAAAGTATTTCGCCTTGATAAATTGCGCATGGTCTTACCAGAACGAGAAGACCACGGCGCATTTCAAGGAGAGCGTGGAGTGTTTCCGGAAGACCGTCGAGATCGCCGCCGGGCATTGCGATACGGCCTATAGCATATCACGTAAGGAATGGATAGAGGTCCCGAAGTCGATAGCCTTCGACAAGATGGACGAGGCCGAGTTCATGGATCTCTACGAGCGTGTGAAGGACGTGCTTTTCTCGGTATTCCTTCGTGATATATCCGAATACGATTTCATGAGAAACCTTTCGAATTTTTAGTCATGAGAAAAAGTGACAGGCCTCCAAATTATCTTATAGATAAGATCGTGAGGCATACCAACATTATTATTACCGCTCCTTATGGCAGCGTCAAATACATGGATGCTGCCAGACTCCTTAAAAAGGAAGTCAAGAAGCTGGAAACCTATAAGAAAAATGAGAGATCTTAAATACTGCCTCAATGAGGCATGCTCTAAAAGACATTGCCTCTGCCATCAACGGCAAAAACATTGGAAAGACCCGTCTAAAAAAGATGGGGGAAACTGTAAGGCCGGAATCGGTCTTATTTAATGGGAACACCCCTTGCAAAGGGTATATCCCACAATACGAAAGAAAGAAGTATAACATTAATTATTAAAGTATATATGAGAAACTGGTTTATTAGCAAGGTCGCATATGAGAAGATGCTGGAGAACGGCATGCAAAAACGAGTGGTCGAACCCTATTTAGTGGATGCCCTCTCCTATACGGAGGCTGAAGCACGCACGATAGAGGAATTAAGGCCGTACATTACCGGAGAGTTCACTATCGCCGACATAACACGTAAAAAGATAGCGGAACTATTCTTTAACGATAACGGTGATAGATTTTATGAGATTAAGATCTATTTTATCACGCTTGATGAGAAGAGCGGCATAGAGAAGAAAACAGCGGCCAGATTCATAGTACAGGCGAGCGGCCTAAAGGAAGCGATCTCATGTTTCGAGGAGAATATGAAAGGGACCTTGGCGGATTATACCTTGGCAATGGTAAGCGAGACCCTTATTATGGACATCTTCCCGTTTGACGCTGATAGCGTACCAAAGGGCAAAACAGATAATTAATATTAGAGTGTGTTTTTCATGGTATTAGATTTAGTTTTTATCCCCGCCGTCCGTGAGGATACGCGGGGATTTCGGGCGGTAAGTATTCCGGGATGAAACGTTACGGAGTGCGCATGACGTAAAG